TTGATAATTGTTATGTTAGATTGTCAGGTGGTTTAACTTTTGATTTATTAGTAGAATCATTATTAAAAGTTAAGGAACATGTAATGCAGGATGTTTAGAGGAAGAAATACCCCTTTCGGAGTATTCCTTTGATATGCATACACGCCCATCGTCAGACCTTGAAGAAAACCAACATTAAATAGTTGGGAGCGAGGGTTACGCTGTTCGCTTTATATCAGACACTTTTATCGCAACGGTACTAGGTATCAAATCAAGGCTTTAACGATACCTAGCTGGGACTTATTTCATTCCCATCCTATAGATAATTTTATTATAGTGACCATTTCTACTTTGCCACTTTACAAACTTTCGATGTCTTTACAACGTCCTATATGACGACTTTTCTGCTTACCGATCTAGCGGAACATCTTTTAAATATACATTATATATACAAAATTAAAAATAGTATACTGTGATTTTAATATAAATAATCTATATTAATTGGAATAATAAAATGGCTAGAAACACCCGACAATTTTCTGATATTGATTTAAATTTTACAGCGCATCCAATAACGGGTGATATTAACATTAGATATGATGAAGATGCTATAAAACAATCTGTAAAGAATTTAGTTCTTACACATAACTACGAAAGGCCATTTCATTCAGATATTGGATCTCCAGTTCATGGTTTATTATTTGAGTTAGCTTCACCATTATTATCCATATCATTAAAAAGAGTTATTACAGATTTAATCTTTAATCATGAGCCAAGAGTAAATCTAACTGATGTTATAGTTAACTTAAAACCTGACAACAATTCGGTTGATATTTCTATATATTTTACTATATTAAATACTTCAGCACCTATTACTCTTGACATAACATTAGAAAGGACCCGATAAAAAATGGCAAGCAAGAAAATAAATTATACAGAATTAGACTTTGATGGTATAAAATATAATTTAAAAGAATTTTTAAAAGGTCAAACCACCTTTCAAGATTATGATTTTGATGGTTCAGGATTATCGGTACTGTTAGATGTATTAACATATAACACAATGTATAATGGTGTATATAATAATCTTTCAATTAATGAAATGTTTCTTGATTCTGCCAGAAAACGAAATAGTGTAGTATCTAAATCAAAAGAATTAGGATATAAACCTCAATCTGCTATTTGTGCTACTGCTTCTGTTAATATTACTTTAACCAGTGCAACACCAACTACTTTTGTTATTCCTGCAAATACTCCATTTAATACTACAGTTGATGGAGTTGTATACACATTCTATAATAGTTCTGTGTTATCATATAATACTCCATCATTATCTTATACATTCCAGAATGTACTATTAACTGAAAAGAGCAATATTCTTTCTTACAATTATACTGTTGCAGATGGTATAAGATTTATTATACCTAATGTTAATGTGGATTTAAGCACTCTCACGGTTAGTGTTCAAGATAGTATATCATCATCTATACTTACTACATTCACTGAATCTGAATCATTAGTAGATGTAACCCCAACATCTACAGTATATTGGATTAAAGAGATTGATAATGGACTGTATGAACTTACTTTTGGTAATGGTATACTTGGTAAAGCATTATCTAATGGTAATATAGTTAAATTAAATTATTGTGTTTCTAGTTTAGATGCGCCTAATGGAGCTAAACTCTTTGTATATGGTGGAACATTAAATACTGGTATTACAGTATCATTAGTAACAACTTCTGCAGCAGCAAATGGTTCAGCGCCTGAAGATATTGAATCAATTAGATTTAATGCACCTCGAGCCCATTCATCTCAAAATAGAGGCGTAACAAATAATGATTATAAGTCATTAATATATGCTAATTTTCCTGCCGCAAAGTCTGTATCTGTATGGGGTGGAGAAGATAATATACCACCAATATATGGCAAAACCTTTATTTGTATTAAACCAAAAGATACAGATATATTAACAAATGCCCAAAAAGATTATATTCTTAATACTATCTTACCATCTAAAAATGTATTGACTGTAACGCCGGTTATAGTTGATCCAGAAAGTATTGATATATTAATAGACACTACAGTGTATTATAATGACTTATTAACTACACGAACTTCAGAAGCATTAAAACAAATAGTAATTGATACTATATTAAATTATAATACTAATGAATTACAAAAATTTGATGGTGTATTTAGATACTCAAGAATAAGTAAATTAATAGATGATTCTGAAAATTCCATAATAAATAACATAACAAAAATAACATTAAAGCGATATATTATTCCTAAGTATAATGTATCAGCAACATATACTATTAATCTTATAAATCCAATATATTATTCAGGAGCAGCAGAAGATATTATATTATCATCTGGATTTTATATAAGTGGAAGTACAGATATTCATTATGTAGTAGATGACGGACTTGGCAAAATGTTATTATTTACGGTTGATAATAACAATAATAGAACTATTGTAAATTCTAATATTGGTACTGTTGATTATGAAAAAGGATTAATTTATATTAATGGATTAAATATTAATTCAATAATAGGTAATAACTTTACATTATTTATTAAACCTAGTTCTAATGATGTTGTATCAGCTTTAACTCAGATTGCCCAAGTATCTATTGAAGATTTAAAAGTAACAATTATTTCAGACACAACCAGTACAGGTGATTTAAGAGCTGGTCAAAATTACATCTTTACATCAAGTAGAATATAATGTCAATAGTTAAACCTAAATTATCATCTATAGCATCTAGCAATCTTCCTGAATTTATTCGGGAAGATTACCAGACGTTTGTTGCTTTTATAGAAGCATATTATGAATTTTTAGAACAGAATGTTATATTAGATTTTGCATCAGTTGGTGATATAGACTCAACATTAGATTCTTTTGTTCAGTATTTTAAAAATGAATTAGCTTTAAACTTTCCTGTCACTCAAATGGATGATAGATTTTTATTGCCTAAACTTAAAGAATTATATATTGCAAAAGGTACAGAAGCTTCTTATAGATTATTATTCAGATTATTATATAACAAAGAAATAGATATCATTTATCCATCCAAACAAATGCTTAGAGTATCGGATGGTAAATGGGTACAAGATACTTCTATTTTTGTTAATGTTTCGGTGGGTACTCCTGATATTATTGTTGGCCAAATTATAGAAATATTAACAATTGATAAAAAGATTACAGCGTTTGTTGATAGATATGCTTCAACTTCAAATCCTAACATATTTGAAGTATTCATTAATAATTGGTTGGGCAATTTTGATGTAGATAATACTGTGGTATTTGGTTCTTCATTTATAGGAACTATTACAGCAATTCCATACAAAATTGGGGTATTACAATCTGGTAAAAATTTTAAGGTAGGACAAATATATCCAGTTAGTGCTGATTCTACTGGGGCATATTTAAAAGTAACAAAAGTTGATAAAAGTGGGGGTATAGTAAATGCCAAATTTATTAGCTTTGTTCCAGGATATACTTCAAACTTTACTACTAATCTAAATGCTTTAGTATATAAATCTTCAAAATCTCAAAATTATTTTACAATATCAGGGACAAATGTAGGGATATCCGATTCTATAACATCTTTAAGTGATAGTGGATCTATAAATAAATTTGATTATGTTAGTTCTGATTATGTAGACAATACTTATGTGGGGATTACCATAGCATCATTTTCTGATTCAAATGGAACTTCAGATGATCCTCTTAAATACGCGATATTAGCTATATATTTAGGTCCATATGCAGCATATCCTGGATATTATAAAAATGAAGATGGATTTCTTGATGATAATCGAGTTATTCAAGATAGTAAATTTTATCAAGTATTTTCATATATTATCAAAACAGATCTATTATTTGATAGTTATAAATCAGTGATTAAAAATTTAATACATCCTGCAGGTACAGAGATGTTCGGAGAATATAATATAAATCTTACTATTGATACTAATATATATTCATCAGTGTCAATTGCATAATAAAATAAGGATAAGAAATGTTTTCAGATAATATTAATGTTAAAGGCGATGTTCATATTGAAATATATGATACCGAATCAGGAACATTAAAAAAACAATTTGATATACATAACCTAATTGTTAATATAGGTAAACAATTTATTGCCGGAAGATTAGCTTCTGCTAGTACTTCAATTACCCATATGGCCATAGGTACAAATGTTACAACCCCTGTGGCAACTGATACGGCATTATTAAGCCAATTAGGTAATAGAGTTGCAATCACTAGTAATACTTATGTAAGTGGTAATAATTATACTACAATAACAGCAACGTTTCCTGGATCGACATATGCAAGTTCTGGTATTACTGAAGCTGGATTATTTACTGCATCTACAGGTTCTAATGCAATTTGTAGAACTACATTTGGTTCATTTGCAATATTATCTACCGACACTATAGCTATTACATGGAAACTTTCAATTCTTTAATGGAACAATAAATGTCTAATTTACTATTTAAAAATATAGGACACAATTCAATTGCAGATGGACTATATAAAGACATAGCCTCTCGTTCTACACGGTATTATCATAGTTTTGGTAAAACCTCGGCTTGGATTAATGAACCTACTACTCCTCAAGTTATAGATTCATTGAGATATGAAAGATCTGTTAGAGATGAAATAATTGCAATGAAAGAAATTTCACCATCCGATGTTGCATATGTAATCCCTAGAGTCAATTGGACTTCAGGCACAATATATGACAAATATGATGATTCATATTCGAGTGAAATTCGCGGTATTAATTTATCTGCCTCTGGAAATAATTATACAAGTCCTATTATAACAATAGGTACAGTTTGTCCTACATCAACTTCAGTATTATTAAATGCTCAATATTTTTATGTTTATAGTGGAGTAGGTTACTTATATACAGTTACAACTGCAGGCACTACTGGTTCGAGTAATTCTAGTGCCTTAGGTGTAACCACACCAGTAATTGGTGCATCATATGTTCATGGTTCTGCAACATTAACTTGTGCGGGATTTCAAGCAACGGCTACTGCCAATTTAGGTATAGGTTCTACAGCAACTAAAATTATATCTATTATAATGACAAATAATGGATATGGCTATACAACTTTGCCACCCGTATCCATTACAGATAGTAGTGGAGCTGGAGCTTCAGTTAATGCTGTTATGGTATTAGGTCAAGGCGGGGTTTCAAAATTAGAAAATACTAAATATTATGTATATAATACAATAGATAGTAACATTTATGTGTGCGTAGATAATAATAAAAATACAGCATCTACAGTTATTCCATCCACCGTAAGTGGTTCAGTATTTACTACTGCAGATGGATATCAATGGAAGTATATATCTTCAGTTTCTGTAAATAATAAATTTTTAACTTCAAGTTATTTACCAGTTATAACTGCATCAAAAAATCAGTATACCTCTACAGGTAGTATTTCTGGGGTAAGCATTGATAGTGCCGGCAGTGGTTATAATAGTTCAACCACTATTACAATAGTAGGAGATGGTGTTGGGGCAATTCTGACTCCTGTATTAACAAGTGGAGTTATAACAGATGTTATTATAACAAATGCTGGTAGTGGTTATTCATATGCTAATTTAATTGTATCAGCTGAAGGAACTGGGGCATCATTATCTGCTTCTATATTTTTAGGTGCTGAGCAAAATTCATTACAAGCACTATCTGAAAGTTCTGTAATTTTTGGAAACATTTTAAACGCATCTGTAGTTTCAGGTGGATATGGATATTCCGCTTCTCCTATTGTAAGTATTGTTGGTGATGGCACAGGAGCTGTTGCAACTGCGACCGTAGTATCAGGTAAAATAAGTAGCATTGCTTTTATAAACCGAGGCCAAAATTACAATTGGGCTAATATTATAATTATAGATAGTACTGGATATGGAGCATCTATACGGGCAATTATGTCACCTTATGGTGGTTTAGGAAAAGATCCAATTAATCAATTATATGCAAAATCATTAATGCTATATTCAAAGATTAATAATAATACAAACCAAGGATTTTTTATTACTAATGATTATAGACAAATAGGTATTATAAAAGATCCATTAAAATATAGTGATGGTACATATTTAAAATCTAATTTTGCTTCTACATGTTGGCGAGTAAATACAGCCTCTACTATTAATACTTCACAATTTGCATTAGATGCATTAATAACAACATATTTAGATTCTATTACGTATACATTTAGAGTAGCCTTTGTTAGCGGTAGTTCTATATTATTGGTACCTATTGATAATGGAACCCCTAGTGCCGGAATGCAATTTAATGGAGCTTTAGGTGGAACTATAATAGCAACATCCGTTATTCCGCCAAGTGTGGATAAGTATTCAGGTGACTTAATGTTAATAGATAATGAAGCATCTTTTGATGGAGGTTCTGTCGTTGTAAGGTCTGTTATAAATTTATAATAAATAACATAAAATAATAATTCTTAGGATAAGATTAAATGATAGATTTTAATACTGCACCATACTTCGACGACTTTTCAGAAGAAAATAAATTCTATAGAATATTATTTCGACCTTCTGTTGCAGTTCAAGCAAGGGAATTAAATCAATTCCAATCAATTTTACAAAACCAAATTAAAAAACAAGGTGACCATTTATTTAAAAATGGGGCTGTTGTTATTCCTGGTGAATTCTCAATAAATCCTAACACTGATTATGTTAAACTAGTAGATATTGGCAATACAGTTAATATTACTAATTTAATAGGAACAACCATTAAAGATACAAATGGATTACAAGCAATTGTTACCTATGCGATTCCTGCATCAGGGATAGATTCTGTAACATTATATGTAAGTTATATTAATGCTGCGACAACATCTACAAACAAAGTTTTTGGTACTTCTTCGGTATTAACTACTGTTACGGGTACTTCTTATTCTGTAACTACTGCAGCCTCTTCTGCTACAGGATTTGGTACATTAGCAATTGTTCAGAAAGGGGTTTATTATGTAAATGGATTTTTTGTATTATGTGATAAACAAACTCTGGTAGTAGATAAGTATAACTCAAGTTATAATGCTTCTACATTATCAACTATTGTTGGGTTTAATATAGTTGAACAAGAATATACTTCAGATGATATTGGATATGAGTCATTATTAGATAATGCTCAAGGTACAAATAATTATGGTGCTCCGGGCGCACATCGGTATTTTATTGATTTGATATTAACAAATGTTGCTATTGGTAATGATACTGCAGGATTTGTAGAACTTGGTAGAATTATTGGTAGTTCAATTGTATATTTAAAAGATGTAACTGAATATAATGTATTAGATAAAACCCTTGCAAGAAGAACCTATGATCAGGCCGGTAACTATACTGTTAAAGGATTTGATATTGATGTAAGAGAACATAGAAATAATAATAGAGGGGCTTGGAATAGTGGATATACTTATTTTCCAGGTGATATAGTTACTAATGGTAATTATATTTATGTAGCTTTAATTAGTATATCTGCAGGGGGTTCTGCGCCGGTGCATACTTCAGGTATTACAAACAATTGGCAACAGACTCTAACACCCAATTATAATCGCGGCATTTATCCTGCAGATATTTCTAGTAATACACCATCCGACCCGACTAAAGGAAATGCAACACAACTTGCTATTGGTTTTTCTCCTGGAAAAGCATATGTACAAGGATACGAGATTGAAAAAATTTCTACCAGTTTTGTAACTGTACCTAAACCTAGAAATACAGCATTTGATAATAATGCTTCAATTTCTACATCTATAGGTCAATATGTACAAGTAAGTAATGTATATAAAATGACAGATATTCAAGCATGTCCTATTGTTACATTATATGATGGTATTGTTACTTCTAATGGTACTGCTTCAGGTAATGCTATAGGAACATGCCGTATTAGAGGTATTCAATATGATGGAACTGGTACTGGATCTGCAGTAACAGCTAGACTATATTTGTTTGATATTAAAATGAATGTTGGTAAAGATTTCTCAAGGAATGTAAAATCTTTCTATAATGCTTCTGCTGGATTTACTGCTAATGTATCATTAACTTATTCAATGACTTTAGCTGGAGCTATTACTGCATCTACTGGAAATGCTACTCTTACAGGTACAGGTGGGTCTTTATTTGCTAATCAATTAGTTGCCGGTGATTACATCTATTATTTAGATGATATTGGAACTCAACAAATAGTAAAAATATTATCAACTACAAATAATCAAACGGCTACATTAACTGCAAATGGACCTTCAACTGCCACTAGTAGAACTGCGTATTTAATTAAAACCCAAATTATTGAACCTGATAATAAATCATTGGTATTCCCATTACCTCATTCAGCAACATCTTTAGTTGCTGATCATACATATTGGGTAATTCAACCGGTTACTGTATCAAGTGTTACAGGAACTACATTAAATCTTAGTACTTCATCTGGAACATTTGAATCTGATAGTGTCAATTATTTTGTTCAAGATTCTACTAACTTTTTACCAGTTAATGTAACAGGAGTATCATCTTCAGGTGGTAATACAATTACTCTTACTGTTTCAGGAACTCCTGTGCCATCTACTTCTTGGAGTGTATTTGCTACGGTTAGAAAAACTGGTACAACTGCTAGAAAAACTAAAACTACTACATCAACAACAGATACATTTGCGATATCAACAAATGCAGCAACAAAATCAACTTTGACCTTAAGTCATACTGATTGTTATAAACTTGTAAGTGTAGTTTCTGGTGGGGCTGATATTACTAGTTGGTACACTTTTAATGATGGTCAAACTGATTCATATTATGATTATGGATCATTAACTCTACAACCATCATATCCTGCACCTATTGCTGATGTTGTAGTAACATATCAATATTATGCGCATTCAAGCGGGGATTTCTTTGATGTTGGTTCATATCCAATTTATGAACAAATCCCGTATTTTAATGGTAAATGTTTAAGAGATGTTATTGATTTTAGACCTACTATTGATTCTTTAAGTCTTAGAGTGCCAAAACGTGGTTATAATATGAGTGTAGATCTTACATATTATTTACCTAGGGTTGATAAAATTGCTTTAAGTTCTACAGGTTCTTTATTTGATATTCAAGGATCTTCTTCTATAGTACCAGCATTACCTGACGAACCTTCTGATGGTATGACAATGTGCTCTATTGAAATGGCCCCATATACTTTCTCTACAGATGATGTTGTTCTTAAGAAAATAGATAATAGAAGATATACAATGCGTGATATTGGGTCACTTGAAAAAAGAATTGATAATCTTGAATATTATACTTCTCTATCTCTATTGGAACAAGAAACTGCTTCTTTAACTATAACCGATTCATCTGGATTGAATAGATTTAAGAATGGATTTATTGTAGATAATTTTAGTGGTCATAATGTTGGAGATACATCTTCTCCAGATTATCTATGCGCAATAGATCAAGGTAATAATGAGTTAAGACCTTTTGCTAGTATGTCTAATATTAACTTATTGCCAAATGCTACTTTATCTTCAAGTTATAAACTATATGGAGATGTAATAACATTGCCATTAAATGCAACTACTCCTGAAGTAATGTTAGCTCAAAATAGTGTTGCATCTAGAACCGAATTTGTTAATCCATTTGCTATATTTGCATTTATCGGTGATACAAAAATTAATCCATCTTCAGATGATTGGTTTGAAGTTGAACGCCGCCCTGATATAGTGCAAAATGTTGAAGGAAACTTTAATACAATTTCCGCCTTGGCTGAAAAAGCTGGTGTATTAGGAACTATTTGGAATTCTTGGCAAACACAATGGGCAGGTACATCTGTAACAACAAATGTTGTAAATAATTGGGGAGTTCATTCTTCACAAGGTACTCAATTTATTAATGGAGTAGCAACATCTACAATTGCTGGTACAGGCATGGCAAGAACCCAGGTTCTTCAAACAACTGCGACCCAAGTAGGACAATCAAGAACTGGTATTAATACAACTTTAGTTGCAAAAGTAGATACTCAAATTATTGATGATAGAATATTATCAACCGCAATTATTCCATATATTCGTACAAGAAATGTATTAGTTCAAGTTAAAGGATTAAAACCTTCAACTACCTTCTATCCATTCTTTGATAATATTGATGTTTCTGCATATTGTATTGGTGCTAGAACTATTACATATACAAAAGTATCAGGTAAATTTGATTGCACTACAAATGTAGGTGAAGTTATTTCTACAGATATTGCAAGAAGAATTAATGGTGATTCACAAGTATGTTTAAATATTGGTGATAAAATTACTGGTTCTATTTCAGGAGCTACTGCAATTGTAGTTGGTACTGATGTAATTACTAATCCATCTACTTTAGTAAAAACCCGTAAATTATATGTTGTCAATGTTATAGGTACCTTTAGTTCTTCTGATACAATTACAGGTTCTATTTCAGGTGCAGTAGGAACAAGTCCTGCTATTAGTACAGTGCCTACTTCTTTAATATCAAGTGAATCAGGTACTTTAGATTTAATATTTAATATTCCTAATACCGCATCTACAAGATTTAGAACAGGTTCTAGAGAATTTAAATTAATTGATAATCCTAGCGCAACTGGGGCATTTACATCAAGAGGTCGTACTAATTATAATGCATCAGGTGTTCTTGAAACTAAACAAGCTACAATTGTTGCTACAAGAAATGCTGAATTAGTTCAAGAAGCAGTTGTTGATAATCAAGTTATTATTCAATCATCTACGCGTATGGTATCTGATACTGGTTGGTGGGATCCTTTAGCCGAAACATTCTTAATTAATAATCCAGGTGGAGCCTTCTTATCTAAAGTTGATATATTCTTTGCTCAAATAGATAATAATATTCCAGTTACTATTGAAATTCGTGAAGTAGTTAATGGATATCCTGGAAAGAATGTTTTACCATTTAGTAGAGTAACCATACAACCGTCTGATATTTCGTTGTCTTCTACTAAGGTTATTGATTTTGAGGGCGTATCATACCCTAAATTTGATACTCCAACTTCTTTTGTATTCCCAAGTCCTGTATATGTACAAGATCAAACTGAATATGCATTAGTTGTTATGAGTGATTCAAATCAATATAAAATTTGGATTTCAGAATTAGGTGATACTATACCAGGTACAAGCACTACAATTGCTGAACAACCTTATGCAGGAGTTTTATTTAAATCTCAGAATGCTTCTACATGGACGGCAAATCAAATGCAAGATATGAAGTTTACTATTTGGAGAGCAAACTTTGATACTGCGCAAACAGGTCATGTAGTATTTACTAATGGTAAGATCAATAGATATCCATTACAAACAAATCCATTTCAAACAACAAATGGATCATTATATGTAAGAGTATATCATAGTAATCATGGTTTTATTGCTGGTAATAGTGTTACTATAGATTCTGCACCTTCAACTGTTAATGGAGCAACAGTAAATGGAACTTTTGCAGTTCAAGCAAATCCACAATTAGATTATTATGTAATATTAACTACTAGGTCTGCAGCTAATGCTACAGGATATAGTGGAGGCGATGGCTGTTATGCTTCTACAAATATTAAATATGAAACATTATATCCTAATATTAATACATTATCATTTCCTGAAACAACTGCATCATACGCTCTTAATACAACTGATTGGGCTAGTGCAGTGACAACTACGACCTCTGTTCCATGCATTATTAATGATAATAATTATTTTGCATTGCCTCAAGTGGTGAATTCTGCAACTAATTCATTACAAGTGATTAGTACTTTAAGTTCTACAAATGCTTCATTATCACCATTAATTGATACACATCGATTAAGTGCAATTGCTGTTACTAATAGAGTAGATTCTCCTAATGTAAGTTCATATAATTTTGCGGATATTGATGTAATTTTGCTATTAAATAGTGTATCATGCACGCTCAATGGTTCCACAATATCAACAGCAGTATCAACTGCTCAGGCATTATTAAAGCGAATTATTCCTGGAACTTATATTGGATTTACTGGATCAGTCACCAATGCAGCGTATAATAATGTTGCATTATTAGTAACTGCTGTAGATTCTACTTTAGGTACATTGACAATTACTGGAGCAACATTTACATCAGAAACAGTTGCTTTAACATTATATTATGCAAATAATTTTGTAGATGATATTACTCCGGTTGGAAGTTCTACCCAAAGTAAATATGTTTCAAAAGAAGTTAATTTAGCTTTACAATCAACTTCTTTAAGAATTAAGTATGCTGGAAGAATTCCTACTGAATCTGATGTTTTGGTATATTATAAAATAGGTACAGGTGCAACTAACTTCAATCAAACTAATTGGATATTATTACCTCCAGATCAGGCAATATCTAAAACTGCCCTAAGTTCTGAAACATTTAGTGATATAAATTATACAGCCTCAGGATTACCATTATTTACAAAAGTATGTGTTAAACTTGTAATGAAATCAAGTAATACTGCAGCTATTCCTAGAATTAAAGATTTAAGGATTATTGCTTGTGCATAATTATATAAAGGTATCTGGTAATGATAGTCTTGTTAGGGATATGAGTACTCAAGCTATTATAAATACTAATAATAGTGAATATGATAATTATATCAAACACCGTGATAAAATTTTTAATCAAGAGAGTCAAATGGAACATCATTCTCTTGAGATAAATAAGATTAAACAAGACTTATCAGATATTAAAAACCTTTTAGTATCACTTGTAAATAAAGGAATCTAATTAATGACAACAATTGTTCTTCGAATACCTAAAGGTTCAGCTTTAACAAATGCTGAACTAGATGCTAACTTTCAAAATATTTTAGGTGCATTAGGTTCAGTATCTACTACATTACCAACTTATACAGGAACTGCAGGTTCTAATGTAGTATTATCAAACGCTCCGACATTAGTTGCCCCAATATTAGGAACACCTGTGTCGGGCAATTTAATAAATTGCGCATTTCCTACTCTTAATCAAAATACTACAGGAACTGCAGCTGGATTATCTACTACATTAAGTGTTGCATCTGGTGGTACAGGATTAACATCATTAACATCTGGATATATTCCATATGGAAATGGTACAAGCGCATTAAGTTCTAGTAATAAATTTATATTTGATGGAACTAATTTGGGTATAGGAACTAGTACTCCATGGAGTATTGCCAAATTAGCAGTATCAAATATTACAGCGACTGATAATAGTCGTATTGGATTAGTTGCTAGTACATATCTATCAGGACCAAGTTTTACAGGAACCTTTTTAATACAAGGTGATTCTAGTACATCTGGAACATCATGTGGATTATCTAATACAAATTTAGGGCAATTAGAGTTTCAAAATACTTCAGCTGGATTAATATGGACAAATGGTTCAGCCCCTATCGTTTTGGCAACATCTGCAACTGAGCGAGTTCGAGTTACTTCTAATGGTGATATTGGTATAGGTACTGCAACACCTACTAATTATTCTGGATATACAACAATTACCTTGGATGGCACATTAGGGGCAGAACTAGATTTTAATGCTTCTGGAGCATTAAAAGGTGGATTATATGCAGATACAAGTGGTTTAAACATATTTTCTGGTAGTAATGTTTTATTTAAAGATGGTTTTAATAATGAATTAGCCCGAGTAACTTCTTATGGAGATGTTGGCATAGGTACAAGTTCACCTGTGCACTATACTGGATACACTACCCTATCTATTGGTGGTGTAAATGCGGGGGCTATTGATATTTTATATAGCAATGGGTCACTAGGTATAGAGTCATATACAACTAAAGGAGTATCCAGTGCCAGTGATCAATCTATTATAACTGGTTATACTTCTGATGGTCTTTCTGCATGGGAGTTAGGGCTTTATAATGGTTCTATATTATTAGGTTCAGACCAAGCTTTGCCTTTGTATTTTTATACA